ATGGACACGAGGTTAACGGCCTTGAGAAAGGAGAAACGCGTGGAGACCGCGATGCAGATGCAGAAAGAGATTGAGGCGCTGAGCCGGATGACAGTCGGCCAACTCCGCCAGAAGTACCTGGAGGTGTTCGGCGAGGAGTCCCGCTCGAACCACAAACAGTTCCTGTTTCGGAGGATCGCCTGGCGCATCCAGGCGCTGGCCGAGGGCGGCCTGTCCGAGCGTGCCCGCCGCCGCGCGCTGGAGATTGCGAACGACGCCGACCTGCGCATCCGGGCGCCCCGGACCATGTTTGGGCAGGATCCTACGCTGAATCCGAAGTTGAGCGTCACGCGCAAGGTGGCCGGCGACCTCGACGCGAGGCTCCCACCGCACGGCTCCTTCCTGGAGCGCGAGTACAAGGGCCGCCGGATCATCGTGAAGGTCCTGGTGGACGGATTCGCGTTCGAAGGTCGGACCTATCGGTCCCTCAGCGCCATCGCCCGCGAGGTCACCGGCACCAAGTGGAACGGCTTCCTCTTTTTCAACCTGTCGCCAACCCAGGAGGCCGCCGATGGCAAGAAATAGTGCCCCGCGGGCGACCGCCAACGGGTCGAACGAGACGCCCGCCACGAAAGTACTTCGCTGCGCGATCTACACGCGCAAATCCACCGAGGAGGGACTCCAGCAGGACTTCAACTCACTGGATGCGCAGCGCGAAGCGGCAGAGGCGTTCATCGCCAGCCAGAAACGCGAGGGATGGCAGGTCGTCGCTGACCACTTCGACGACGGCGGCTACAGCGGCGCCAACATGGACCGTCCCGCTCTCAAGCGGCTTCTGGCTGCCGTCGATGCCCGCTCGGTGGACTGCGTGGTGGTCTACAAGGTCGACCGGCTCAGCCGCTCCCTGATGGACTTCGCAAGGATCGTCGAGGTGTTCGATCAGAACGGCGTAAGCTTCGTCTCCGTCACGCAGCAGTTCAACACGACGACGTCCATCGGCCGCCTGACGCTGAACATCCTTCTCTCGTTCGCCCAGTTTGAACGCGAGATCATCTCCGAGCGCACCCGCGACAAAATGTCGGCGGCGCGCCGCAAGGGCAAGTGGATCGGTGGCCATCCGGTGCTGGGCTACGACATCGATTCGAAGGGTGGCCGGCTCATCGTCAATCCGGAGGAGGCAGAGCAGGTTCGAACGATCTTTGGTCTTTACCTGGAACTCCGGTCCTTGCTGCCGCTCCTGCAGGAGGCCGACCGGCGCGGCCTACGGACAAAGCGGTGGACGACGGTGGACGGCAAGGTCCGGGGCGGCGAGCGCATCGCGAAGGGAACGATGCACGGCATCCTCACCAACGCCATCTACACCGGAATGGTCGAACACAAGGGCTGCCTGTACCCGGGCGAGCACGAGCGGATTATCGACCAGATCACGTGGGATCGGGTTCACGAGAACCTTCGACGGAACAGTGGCGACAACGGGGCCAGCCTGAAGAACAAGTTCGGCGCCCTGCTGAAAGGCCTGCTGTTCTGCATCCCCTGCGGGACGCCAATGATCCACACCTACACGATGCGGAACTCCAAACGGTACCGCTACTACGTCTGCTACAACGCGCAACAGAAGGGTTGGAGGAGCTGCGAGACGAAATCCGTGCCGGCGCAGGCGATCGAATCCGCGGTCCTCGACAGCATCCGCCGTATTGGGACCGACCCCAAACTGGCCGACGCCGTCGCCGCCGAAGCCCTCGCGGAGGTGGCGCGCAAACGCCGGGAGGTCGATCAGCAGTCGGAAACCCATCGGCGAGGCCTCCGGCAACTCAACCAGAACCTCGCGCGGGAAGCAGCGGACACCAGCGTGGACACCGGCGCACGGTTCGAGCGGATGGCAGCGCTACAACGGGAGATCGAGAGCACTGAGCGCCGCCTGGCGGAGCTCACCACCGAGCGCACTGAACTCGACAGGGACCACATCAACGCCAACGACCTCCACCGCACACTGGCCGAGTTCGACGCCATCTGGTCGTCGCTGACCACCAAAGAGCAGGAGCAGATGGTCCATCTGCTGGTCGCCAAGGTCGGCTACGAGGGGCGAACCGGCAAGGTCACCGTCAATTTCAGCAACCAAGGAGCGAAGGAACTATGCCAAGGAAAGAGCTGATATGTCCCTGTGAGTCCGCAGCCCAAGTCGAGGTGACCATCTCGATTCGCAAAAGGCCCCGTAGCGCCACCGCCGAGGAGCTCGCAGTGCGGCCGGAAGCCAGCCACCGAATTCCCAGGATCGCGCGGCTGATGGCAATGGCTATCAAGTTCCAGGACTTGGTCGATCGCGGCCAGGTCCGCGACTATGCCGATCTCGCTAGCCTGGGGTCTGTGACTAGGGCGCGCGTAACGCAGATCATGAATCTCTTGCTGCTGGCACCCCAAATACAGGAGATCTTGTTGTTCCACCTTCAATCCGGAGAGTATATCCACCACAGAGAAATTTGCGAGCGCGACCTAAGGAGCATAGCGTCAATGCCGTCCTGGACCGACCAGATCGGATCGTTCGAAAGACGGTTCATTCAAGCTGGGCACGCGTAGCCCCGTGGACGGTGCCTTACTCAAAGCACACGCATCACTGTGCCAGGGCAAGCATCGTTTGCCACGCAGCCGCAGCTTGCGCCATGGAATCAACCTGAAACACTGCGTCGACTGCCCTTTCTGGGGTATTCAGCACTGTAGTGATGGAGTGGGTCGCGACGGTACGAAGTGCTAATTGATCCTGCGGACCGCAAGTTGGCGTGATAGCAAAGTACCGGATTCCCAGTGGATTTAGGACCCATAACCGCGTTTGCATGTGGCGGTAGAGGGCCTTCATCAAGCTACCTTCGTGGGGCAACTGAAGACGCCTGTCAGGCCGAAGTGAAGCCTTAACTCCGGCATAGCCTATGATGCCTTCGAAGGTGCAGGCATTTATGAAGGCGAGGTATTGGTTCCTTAGTATTTCAAGAGCCTGCTCGTTGACTTCTTCGATCGGCTCCAGGAGTTGGACGGCTTGAGGTAGCTGTGTGACGTCCAAGATCACGAAATCCGGATTCGATGTGATCAACTCAACATCAACCTCCTGTACTTTCGCGCGAAGGTCCTGCACGAAAGCGTACAGCTCCGGCGAATAGAGGCTAGTGACGTCGAAGCTGTCGACATTGGGTAGCGGCAATGCCACTCCAAGCTGGGGATTCGCCGCATGTAGGTTCCTAGCTGCGATGCCCACTAGCCATTCATACCAGTCGCCGCGAGCGCGCGCGAGGGTCCCCGAATTGACGTCCGGGTTAACCTGCCTTAAGGCCTCGTCAAATTCATTAAAAAGCGCAACGAACGACTGATCGGGCGCCGGCAGAGCCCCATTCAGAAGCGTCACAAAGGAGGACGGGATGTTGAGTTTGCCGTTTAGCTGCCCGTAGGGAGCTGGAAAAGTGCCCATCAAGAAACGCTATCACGGGGCCACTCGCTGCACAATGCTGGTTGGCTCGGGACATCGACACGGCTCACGAGCTCATCCAGCTGATCGGTTCGTCCTCGCAGATCCGTAGGAACAACACGTTACTACGGGACACGTTCCGCACCTTGGATTCCCAGCAAGGCAGAAGGTCGCACCGAGATCGAGAATAGCCCAGTTCACGTTTCTCGCAGCCGCAGCGCGAGACCCAGTGACGGCGCCGGCCAGTTTCCAAATTGCCGGACAACGCCTCGGTTCATAGCGGGTCGCGGCAGCACCAAATATTCGCTGGATGATGCGCGCTACGTTGGTGTCGACCACAGGCGCGGCCTTGGCGAACGAGACGCAAAGCAGTGAGTTAGCAGTATAAGGCCCCACGCCAGGGAGCTGCAGCAAGCCCTCGTACGTAGTAGGAATCCTTCCGGTCGGGGATTCTTGAATCGCCGCCCCAAGGGCTTTCAGTTGCCGTGCCCGTTGGTCAGACAGACCAAGAGGCTGCAGCAGAGCGCGGAGGGAACCTAGTCTGGCTTGAGAAAGGGTCTCAGGGTTGGAGTACCTGGCCAGGAAAACAGGCAGGAATCTTTCAACAACTGGCGCGGTAGTTTTCTTCAGGAGAACCTCGGCGATCAGGACCACGTAGGCACTCGTGTCGCGTCGCCAATAGAAGGTTCTGCCGGCTGTTCTAAACCATCGGAGCAGACGCCGCCGGACAGCAGCCGCCTTTGCCCGGAGCACTGGATCGAGTTCGCTATTGGCCAAAGGCGATTCTCGCGCCATCCGAAAACCGCACAACAACGACGGGACCGCCGATGGTGAGAGTCTCCTCTTCCGAACGCGGGTCGAACCGCCGCACCCGGGCTGCGGCTTCTTCAGCACTCGGGACCTTGACGAACGGAATGAGTTCGATGGTTTCACCGTTTGGGTTCGGGTGCTGGGCGAGAAGAGCCAGCACGTGCTCAGAGGAAACCAGGTACCCCGTGCCACCGGCGAGAGGCTTCGGCTGGGCGCCCTGGAACACCAAGGTCGCAAACTCGCTCGCCCTGCTTAGGTGCGAGGTGAGAATGAGGAGGCTTATCTGCTTCTGATTCGCAATGATCTTCGCATCCGCGAGGGTGGCATTGGCCATCTTCACTGTGTAGGGCTCGGCCTTCTTCAGCGTTCCCAACTCGTGGGTCTGCCTCCCCAGCCAGACCAGATGCTTTCGTTCGTCCAGCTTCATCCATTCGACATCGGGCAGGTTGGCCAGGAGTGTTTCGGGTTGGTTCCTGCTCGATCCACTGCCGCCAAGGATACTGTCGACGTGAACCGGCATGTTCAGCGTCAAGCGGTCGGCGACGCGCCGCAGTTCAGCCAGAGGCCGGGTCTTGACCTCGCCCGATATGGTCTTGAGCTTGATGTACTCATCGTCGACTTCCGCAACGCGAATATCGCTCCGGCCAGAGATCGAGTGCAGTTGCCGGCCCTCCATCTGCTTCAGGGAAGACCGGACTTGGTTCCAATCCATGTCTATAATCTATCCGAAAGCGTCGGCGGAAACTTCAACACGTGGTCGTCTTCACCAGCCGACTCGATCGCGGCCACATCTTCAAGCCACTCCCGTAAGAACGACTCGGCCTTCTTGTCCTCGCCTCCGAGATTCATGAATCGGACCTTGCTGCCGATGCTGACGTACTGCGGACCCTCCTGCAGCTTGTTCTGAAGGTCCAGTCCCGCAGCAAAACGGCGAACATCTGAGACGAAGTCGAGAACGATCACCTTGTCTTTTCCGGATGCGATCCTCAGCCCACGTCCCAGCTGCTGCACAAAAATCCGGCGGCTGTGCGTCACCCTTTGGAAAACGACGATGTTCACGTCAGGAAGGTCGATTCCTTCATTGAGAAGATCCACTGCGCACAAGACGCCAATATGCCCATCGTGGAAATCAGCGAGGATTTTCGATCGCTGCGCGTGACTGAGTCGCGGAGCGCCCGGACTGCCTGCATACAGAGCCTCCGCACGAGTGAACCCCAACCCGTTCACGCGGTCGCGCATCGTGATCGCGTGGTCGATGTTGCCGCAGAATACGATGGCGCGCGCGTGAGGGATTTCGTACCACGTATCCTTGAGCTTCTGAACTACTGCGTCATCCCATTCCTGGATGAAGATCGTTCTGTTGAGGCCCCGCGGCGTGAGATGATGCGCGCGGTTGAGCTCCTGCCAGTTGATGTTGTCAACGTGCATTCGGTAGTCGACATTTGACAGCCACCCCATCTTGAGGCCTTGCACGATATCTACACAAGAAACCGGCTCGCCGAAGAGCGAGTGGATGCTCGTTCCGTCTGGACGCCAAGGAGTTGCGGTCATCCCGATCAGGAAGGGACCATCTGGCGTCCCGCTCCGAATGGCCGCCAGAACCGCGCGGTACTCGGCACTTCCTGCATGGTGGCATTCGTCCACGATCACTAGCTCGACAGGCAAGTCGAGCCTTCCAGCCACCTGAAGCTTCGAGGCGACTGAATCAATGCATGCGAAGGTCAATGTTGCATCTGGATCGGGGGTCTCATAACCGTTCCAGACTCCGGTGATCTCGGATTTGTCTAGACAAGGCCAAAACGCCCGCTCCAATTGATAAACAAGATCGTTGGTATGCGCCAGCACGAGCGCGCGCATGCCCGGGTGGGCAGCTCTCATTCGCCGGTACGACTCCGCTGCGACGAAGGTCTTACCCAAACCGGTTGCCATAACAACCAGTGCAGCACGGTGTTTGCCCTGTAGCGAAGCACTAACAATCGACGCGATCGCGCTCTCCTGATAGGGGCGTGGCTGTCTTGTTGTAAGGGACTGTGCTGGCAGTCTTTCCCATTTCTTGGACAGCGTGTTACGATCCCAGAGTTGAAGTGGAGTGCCCGCAGCCATCAGCAGTGACTGTTGTGTTCGCGCCTGATCGGTGAAGCCGAGGTTTGTCGCAACCACTGGGACGTCCGCGCGGTAGACATGGGCGGCCCGGATGGTCTCATCCAAGACTTCGACCCCGATACTCGCCGCCCGGCGGCGCTTCACTTGAACGAGCCACCGCTTCTCGTTCCTATGAGCCAAGATGTCTGCACCCTCGTCACCACTCTGCCCTAACAGCCGGACCCCAGTAAACCCTTCGCTCATCAGCAGCCTGCCAACGGATCTCTCTAGGTACTGCCAGCTGCAATTCGCCAGAACGTCGTTCGATAGGAAGCCGCGGTGCATCCCTTTAGAGCCCCGGCCGCAGATTCCGGAAGAGCAGGTGCAATGTTCGCTCGACACGAACAATGTAGCCCGGATCAGATTGCCTCGTGTCCAGGAAGCCCACCACATCGTCCAGCAAGTTCCGATACCTGGCGAGGACAACTCCCTGAATCTGTCCTACCGTGGCGGGGTCCTCTACCGGTAGCTTCTGGTAAGAGTCCGCCCAGAAGCATCCGTCAAAAAAGCGCTCCGGGAATTTCTCGACCACCAGCGCGACCAAACGATGTTCCAGAAATGTCAGGTACTTGCCGGACTTGATCAGATCTGGTAGCTGGCTGGCGTCAACGCCGTTCTGAACTATCGTACGGACCAGAGATCCTTGATCCGGTGCCGGCAGTATTCGATAAAACTCATCTGCGGCACCGTCCATCAGTTCAGGAAGGTTTTCTCTGAGGGTCTCAAAGAACTCCTCCGCCCGCTTTCGAGTCCGGTCTGGATTGATTGAAAGTCGATCCCTCCAGTAGTTCGATGAAATGCGCCAGGACAAAGCAGGCAGCGACCAGAGATGAGCTTTGTCGCCACTCATGAACCGTGCGTTCGCGTCCTGAAGAAGCCGTGCCGCCTCCATGCAAATCACATGCTCTGGCCTGACTTGATACTCACTAAACAGCGGGTGCGACGGATCGATGAATACTTTCAAGCCCTGATCGCGGTGTACGACGGCGGGCAACGCGGTCCCGTCTCTTACCAGACTGATACCTGGCTTCAGTGTGTAGACGTTGATATCCATCGGGGGACAAGTCGCGTTGTCCGGAAGCGGAATCGAGAATGCCGCAATCGAGAGGTCGTCGTCCTTGTTCGAGCTCTGACTCAGGAAATCGAGACTCAGGGGGTTGACCTCGCCAAGTGGGCGCCCGCAATTCAGGCACGATTGCGAGGACTGTGGATTTTCACGGCTGCAGTAAGAACATCTCCACCGTCCCTGCTGGCGAACGTCTTGAGACTGGCCGCACTTCGGGCAGACCACCGCCGAGCGGGGCATCTCAGCGGCGCAGTCGGCGTCTATACAGGCCTTCCCAACAAATACGTGATCACACCCGGGGCAAGACTCTGTGCTCGCCAGGCACTGGAACCCGCATTCAGGGCACTCTTTCAGTTCTGTGGCTGGCTTATTGTCAGACTGTTCAACAAGCTTCCACCATTCGCTGTCGTCGTAAAACCCTGGCTCCTTGCGTCTGAACTTCTCGAGGTACTCGGCCTCCTTTTCTCTGCTGATGCGCTTCGGACGGTCCTCCCCGGCCTCCCAATAGCCCATGTAGACATCGCGAGTTCCGACGTCGCGTACACGACGGTATCCCTGGTAAAGGGCATAGACCGGAGATTCGTTCTTCGGCTCCCCAGCCTCAGCAGCAACCTTTGGTTGCAGTGAGCTTTCGCCGCGGAGGAAGGTGATGGCCCTCGTCCATTCCGGACTTGTTCTTTGGAAGTCCTGTTTCAGGAAATCTGTCGGCACATGATCAAGATGTACTTCCCCGACGATCCGGCCAAATGGGCTGTCAATCGGGTAGTCCTTGATCTGCCGGCCGCGAGCATCAGTCCAAGAAAAGAAGGCTTCTTTCTCCAGAATGCGGATTGCTCTTCCATTCCGGATGAGGTCAATTCCGTAATGGTTTGCATCATCGTATCGTTGGATCCCGACCCAGCCCTTGATCCGCTCTTGAACCGTTCGGGAAGCCGTATTCTTGCCGCACTGGGGGCAACCACTCCCGTCCACGAGGGTAAAACACTGAGCGCACCGAACCTGGGAGGCAAGCACCCTGTCAAAGCGCATAACGGCGGCGATGTTGCCGAAGTCGCGATGAGTCACAAACCGGCGATCAGACCAGATGCAGTGCTCGAATGGATCGACGATATCGTCGCCGACGAAGATCCGGACCACGCCATCCCGAAGCAACGTCGAATACCGCCGGCCCAGCTGATCGCGAATCTCGTTTTGACCCAATCTGACCAGCTTCTCGGCAAACCCGGCATTCGGGTTGCCCGACGGCCACCATTGCTTGACCTCCACCAGGGTTCCATGGAAGTTTGGAGGATCCTTCGGGGAGATCCGGACCGGAACGTCGTATGTCCGTCTCTGTACCATCTCCTCAAGGTCGATCTCGACTGTGAGCATCTCCGCACTGTCCTGCTTAGCCGTCTTGAAAACGGTTTTGCGGGCTAGCTTGCCAGTTGAGATATTGAAGCCCATCCCAAAAAGACCCAGCCTGTCGAATGGGTTGTTTGAGCTGAAGCCCGCACGAAGAGCGTTCTGCGCTTCGTCAAGGGTGAGACCAGGGCCGTTGTCCAGAACCGCAATCGATCCGCGTCCTCGCGAAACCTCAGCCACTTTCGGCAGGTATACGGTTACCGTATTGTTTTCCGAGCCCTGCTGCCGGAATTCACTCGACGCAAACGAGTCGATGCTGTTGTCGATCAACTCGCACAACGCGTCCAAGGGGCGCATCGGATTGCGAGTGATTGCCAGCAGAATCCGGGGATCAGGCTGGAGATTGATTCTTTCCGCAGGCACTGGCCTTAACCTCCTCCTCGCCGGGGCGGATCGGAGTTCCGGCGCCCAGTATGAACTGTCTGAGTGAGTGACCGACCGCTGCCGCGAGCTGGACAGGTACTCCATTTCCGATGAGCTTGAATTTGAATGACAGCGGCATCTCCGACGGGAGTGCATAGCCGTCAGGCACCGTTTGAATTCTCATCGCTTCTCGAACCGTCAAGCGTCGGGGCTGCGCCGGATGTAGATGTACCTCATTGTTGCCATAGGCTGCTGTGGGACTGTACCGGAAGCGGTGCAATCTTTTGAAGGATTTTCGGGAATCATCACCTTCCGCGATAACCGTGAACTTGTCGCTCTTGGGCGCGAAGCCTTCTCGCCCGTTCGGAAGACTGGCCGTAGCTTCGACGTCAAGTATGAGCGGAGCCAGACAAAGTTGCTCCGGCAAACCGCCCGGCATCGCGGGCTCAGCACCAAACGGTGACGTGGAAGGCCACGGAAAGCGCTTCTTCGCACCTCCGAAAGCTGGATCCTCTGGCCAAGGGAACCACCCGCGAGCGCGCTTGTCGATGCGCAGTCGATAGATCGCCCGGATCAACTCACGACGGACGCCGACGATGAAGACACGCTCGCGATCCTGCGGAACGCCGAGTTCAAGTGCGTTAAGCACCCGGAGATCAACCGCGTAGCCCGTCTCCTCAAGCTTCCACAATTCCTGATCGAGGAATTCCCGGTGGGCTCGTGTGCTGATCAACCCCTTTACGTTCTCGATCAAGAAGAATGAGGGTTGGAGTTCACAAATCCGCTCGATGAACACTTGGGTGAGTTGACCGCGGTTGCCGGCGAATCCACGATTCTTGCCGCCAACCGAGAAATCAGGGCACGGGGGCCCGCCGATCATGCCGAAGTGGTCTCCCCTCTTCAACGTCCCAAGCGCTTCACGCCGGATTGCCGCTGGCCCTTTCTTTCGAATGTCCTCCCGGCAACTGATGGTCGGAGCGGCGCCTCGAATACTCTGGCTGGCAAACAAGGTCTCCATTCCATTGTCGTGCGCATCACAGAAGGCCTTCTGGACTTCAAGACTCCACACCACGGGGAAGCCGGCCCTGGTCATTCCCAGATCCAAGAAGCCACCTCCAGTGAAGAGCGAAATCAACGGAGGGGTGCCGTCGATGGGAATAAAGGAACGCGTTCTGACGTCGGCGAGACTGCTTGCTCCGTTGCGGAGCACGATCCTAGGAGTATCCATAGCAGGGTCACGGTACCTCAAAAACAACTGAGACGGGTGCTCCGGTGCGTCGATTTCCCGGATGCTCATCGAGTCTCCTGTTGCCATTGAGTCGGCCTTTCCTCCCTGCATTAGCGCACATCAAACGGGAGCTTCGGCCCCCCTGACGCTTCTTCGATGAAGCGATCAATCGCCTGCCTAATCAGCCAGGCAACACTCACCTTGTACTTGGTCGCAAGTTCTTGCAGCACTTCCCTTTGGGACACCGTCAGGGTTGCCGTGATCCGGGATGGCCGCTCGGCGGCACCTCCGTTCGCTTCGCCTACGGCGCTCATCGCAGAATCGCGTTCCTGCATCACAGTGCATCATACCGCATCGTGACGATGAAGGGTATCCCCACGGGACGACGCAAGTGAACGATCCTCCTTCTACTAAATCGGCTGGCGCGCTGAAAAGTTTTGCTTTTTGTTCGCCATGATACAATTAAAGGTACAGTTGCGCTCCAGGCCGCCCGCCTGACGTTGTTTCGACGGGGTTCGACCTGCCGCTACAGACTACGTATCTCCTTGAGGTGTCTGAAGATGGCGTTCAAACTCAAGTGTTTTTCTCATCCGGACGTGCTGAAGCAATTTCAGCCCGAGATCTTGATCCGGCTCCTGGAAACCTCCCGACTTTTCTTTGAGATGAAGGGCTTCGCGATCCCGGCACCGGAGGCCGGCGATCTCGACTACCTCGCTCTCGCGGGCATCCTTGCGGAGCCGGACGAGGATATGCCGGCCGACCTGGTCGAGGCACTGCATCTCATCAGCGAACTGGGGACCGACGAGTACTTTGACGATCTGCTCCAGCTCGCCGCAGAGGCCGACCTTGAGGTGACGGACGAGATGACCGCTTCGGATCTCGCGGCTCGGATCTGGCTACAGGACCCGCAGTTGTTGGAGCGCAGGGACCGTGAGGGGCTGTTTGATCGCCGCAAGTCCTTCGACAGTTTCCGCGCGTCCGATCCGGAGCTCGCCATCTCCGTCCATGAACTCCCCGCCGACCTTACCGGGCTGGAAACCGAGCTGGGCATCTACTTCAAGGAGAAGAAAAAGGGGAAGGGTTGCCGCGTTATTCCGAGATATGCGCCAGCGGAGGTTCGCTTCCTCGTGCAGCATGGGCAGCCGTGCCGCCGCGAACCAAGCCGAAAAGGGGCGCAATCGACATGCACATTCTTCCGGCCGGAGAGGACTGATGTTGTCGTCCTCGATCTCACCCATCGCGAGTTGCGGATGAACGCGGCCAGTGCACCGGATCTGCGGAAGTACCGCGAGCTATTCGGTCAGCACCTATTCGGCAATCCCCAAACCTTCGTCTACGCCGAGAAGTACACGCTGGAACCCCTGCGCGCCCATGGTGAGGATTCGCTCCGATGCCGTGATGTTGAGGGAGTGGACTCAGTCCGCGTGACGCAGATGGACTTCGACTTCGGGGGCGCCTTCGAAAACGTGGTGACGGAGCGGGCGCACGATGTGTTCAAGGCGATGGCGCTCCGACGTGCTGGCATCCCGGCGGAGCCAGTCATCCGCAAGGCAGTGTTCAAGGTAAAACTACAGGGAGAAAAGAAGCCGCGCACGGTGTCGGTGAGAGCGGGCAACAAGGCCGGGTACCAGCGCGGCGAGGAGTCCACCATCGTGGAAAACTGGCTGCGGGCACGCGGATTCATCTTGCTGGGCACAAAGGCGTATGCGGAGGCTGCCTAAGCTCTGGCGGAGCCTGGAGCGGATCACCGGGCTCCTGGCGGTGCCTGCCGTGTGGGAGACGGAGTGCGGTGAAGATTTCGGCTTCCTGCGCCCTCATCTCCGGCCGACCGAGATGGTAGGGACGCTGTATCCGTGCCCGCACCACTTTGGCGAGTGTCCCCGCAAGATCGTCGACTATGGCGATGGGGAGTTCGCGGCGATCTGTCGTGACCCGTATAAGTCCTGCGACAGGATTCCGCTGGCCCCGCGCGACGCCCTTCTTCACGACCTGGACCTCGCCTCATTCTTGAAGCCCGTTCTGCAGGCCGCCTCTATCCGCCCGGAGCCTCCAAAGCCGCGCGCACCGGGTACATGGAGTCTGGGACTGGCCGGAAGATCGAGTTCGCTCGCGCCGGCGTTCCTCGTCGTCGCTCATAGCGGTGCGGCGTTCGAGGCTTCGGTGCGTGACCTGCTGCTCGACGTCTCCGGGCAGTTCCTGCTGGTGGTCCCCACGAACAGGTACCGTAGCGCCGAAGTCCAGGAGAGGATCCAGGCAAGTAGCTGCAGCTACCTCTGTCTGGAGGAGATGGTTGGCGTGGACGAGAGCGGAGCGTTCCGCCTGCTGGAAACCGCCGACTCAACCACGACGGCACCTGACTTGGCGACACCCGACCGTGCAACCGACCGTTCAGTTGGAAGCGAGGCCGCCGTTGCAGCAGTCCGCGACTACATCGCCGCAAAGGCATTGACGTTGACGATGTTCGGTAATCAGTTCGACACTACCGACCGGACGCTTCGCCGGTTTCTGAAGGACGGCAAGATGAGGCGCGCCAATTTTGAGGCCATGGCCGACAGCATCGGCGTCTCCTCGGAACAGCTGCTTCGGGGCGAATTGCCTGCATCCATCAGGCGCACCGCGCGTCGCTAAACTGTCCGGATTTCTTCCGGATCTCTTCCGCGTAAGTTCGTATTAGAAAAAAGCCGTCTCGGGCATTCTCGATTCAGAGGCTGCGGGAAACACACCGCAGCAAGCATCGAGATGAAGCCCAACACACAACAGCGACTCCTAAACGAACACGAGGTGGCAGACTCCTGCTCGATCAGTGTTCTGACGCTGCGGAAGTGGCGCACCCAGAGGCGCGGTCCGCAGTTCGTGAAGATCGGCGCACTGGTCCGGTACCGCCCCGAGGATGTGGACGCCTGGATTGCCTCGCAGGGGTCGGCAAAGGCTGACCTTCCGGAGGTGGCGCGATGACCTCGCCTGTCACCACCCAGGACCTGCTGGCATCAGAGGTGAACTTCCTCACCGCAATTCAGCGGCTCGGCTTCGGCAGATTTGAGTACCTGCAGATCCGCGGCGGCGAGTTGGTTCTCACCCCCTGGCCCGTCACCGTGCGCGATATCAAGTTCGCTGCGGCGCAGAACACCGGCAAACCGTCCGAGCCCAACTCTGAGCTGCGGCCGCAGGTCGCCGAGTTCTTCGCCTACGTCCGGGACGTCGATGCTGGCGAAATCCGCGAGCTCGACGTGCGGCACGGGTTGCCCTTCTCCATGGAGATCGAGCTCCAGGGAGGCCGCCGTGGTTGATCTCGCGCTTGACCAAGCACTCTCTGTAGTCCAGGATCTCGCCGGGCGAAAGGCGAACGCTTTTGTTCGCCGCTGCGGGCTGGGCGCCGATGAGCGGGAGGATGTCCAGAGCCAGCTTGCCCTGACCTTCCTGGTTCGCTGGCCCAAGTTCGACGGCGACAAGGCGTCGGTCCGGACGTTTGCTTCCAGGGTGATGGATAAGGAGCTGACGTCCATCCTGCGATACCGCCTGGCGGAAGGGCGGCGGCCGCAAGATCTGCCCACGCGGGATCCGGGCCCGAACCCCGCATACATTCGACACTTCCGCATCGACCATGAACGCGTGCTGGCACCGTTGCCGGCCCCAATCCAGGCAACTGCTGTTGCTCTTTCGATGGCGTCGACCGTCGAAGCCGCGGAGGCGCTCGGTTGTTCCCGGCAGATGATCAGCCGGCGGAAGCAGCAGATCCGCGAAGCGTTCCTTTCCGCCGGCATCGGACCCAACTACTTCATGGCGGGGGGCACGCGATGAGTTGCCCTCTCCTGACCTCCACCTACTCCATGTGGTCGCTGTTCCGGAATTGTCGGAAGGCGTGCGAGTACCGCTACCAGATCGGCCTGGTTCCCCGTGACAAGGACCCGAATCTTAATTTCGGCTCGCTGATGCACGAGTGCCTGCAAATCTGGCACGGGACCGACGACATCACCGCTGTCCTCGCTTTCATCGACCGGGCTTGTGCGGCCAGAGTTTCTGACGATGGTGTCCGCCGGGACTGGCATCTCGCCAGGGCGATGATGACGGGCTACGCCGCGCGATACCCGCAGGAAGAGTTCACGGTGGTGGCGCTCGAGAAGAACTTCGAGGGCCCAATCGTCAACCCCGACACCGGCGCCGCTTCCCGAAGCTTCGTGCTTGCCGGCAAGGTCGACGGCATCGTTCGAGTTGGCGAGGACCACTACATCCTCGAACACAAGACCGCCGCGACGATTGACGCGGATTACCTGGAGCGGCTCTGGACGGATTTCCAGATCGCCATCTACTCCTTTTACGTCGAGCAGGCGCTTGGTATCCCGATCACCGGCGTCATCTACAACGTTCTGGGCAAGGCGCGGCTTCAGCAGAGCAAGGGCGAAACCGAGGAGGAGTACCAGACCCGGCGCGCCGAGCTGCTTGAGAAGTCGAAGACGGGCAAGACCACGGCTAAGCGCAAGCTCCCGGAGTCGGATGAAGAATTCCAGGAGCGGCTGGCCGCGAAGTACCTCGATCCGGAGATGTTCCACCGCGAGATGCTCTATCTGTCGCGGGACCGTTTCGACGTATTGCGGGCGGAGCTCTGGGAACTCACGCAGGCGTTCCTAGATGCTCGTAGGCGGAAGGTCTTCTACCAGAACACCGCATTCTGCTTCCACCACAACCGGCCCTGCGCATACTTCCCCATCTGCCGCTCTAACGGCAATCCGAACGTGATCGAGAACTTCTACACCATTGCCGCGCCGCACGAAGAACTCCGCGCGCCGGCCACTGACCCCGTTTTCTGAAAGGACAGACGATGCCACTACTCCCAACAACCAAAACCCCCTCAAAGAACAGCCTGGCTGACCTGACCGTGCTGGTCTACGGCCAGACCAAGATCGGCAAAACGACACTGTGCTCTCAGGCGGATGGCGCCTTGTTTCTGGCCACCGAGCCTGGGCTGAACGCGCTGGACGTGTACCAGGCACCCATCCTCAATTGGGACGATCTGCTCAACGCCTGCGCCGAGATCAGCGAAGGGAACCATCCCTTCAAAACGGTGATCATCGACACGATCGACAACGCCTACAAGTTCTGCACGGACTATGTGCTGAAGAAGTTCAAGATCGAGCACGAGTCCGACCTCGGCTATGGCAAGGGTTACGCCCTCATCAACAACGAATTCCAGCGGGTGCTGACGAAGCTCGCTTTCCTGCCCTGCGGTCTGTTCCTGATCTCCCACGCGAAGGAGATGGAGATGGACTCGCGGACCGGCAAGTACACGCGCGTGGTCCCGACGCTGCCGGACAAGGCCCGCAAGATCGTCCTGGGCATGGCCGACATGGTGCTGTTCTGCGATCTGGAGGTCCAGGCTGGCGGCGATGGCGAGCCGCGCGCGCGGCGTGTGATCCGCACCAAGCCGAGCCTGTACTACGAGGCAGGCGACCGCACGGGGCGGTTGCCGGAGACGCTCGACCTCGACTTTTCCAGTTTCCTCGAAGCCTTCAACGCGGCAACCGCCGCGAAGTCCGCAGCCAAGCCGGTCCCCGCGGGCAAGCCCGCTCCGGCGGCGGCCAGCAAGTAGTCAATCCGAACAACAAGGAGAACACCCATGGGTAAGCAATCGATCGATTTGGCGCAGTTCGACGACGGTTTCCAGAACGAAGCAACCGAAGAACGGGGCGACTTTGAAAGCGTCCCGGATGGCAAGTATCAGGTGGCCGTCGAGAAGGTGGAGTTGACCCAGGCCTCGACCGGCAACCCGATGCTGAAGTGGACGCTGCGCATCCTGGCGCCGCGCTTTGCCAATCGGTTCCTGTGGCGCAATAGTGTCTTCACCCACAACACGCTCAAGTACGTCAAGACCGACCTGCATATGTGCGGACTCGACCTCGAAAAGCTGTCGGAGTTGCCGAAGCACCTGGACAGATTGCTCGACGTGAAGTTGGAGGTCACCAAGAAGACCAAAGGCGACAACGAGAATCTCTACTTCAACCGCCGCATCGAGACCGCCGCCAGTGCGAATCGCTACCAGCGGGAGGCGGGAGATGCCCTCGTTCCGTTCTGACTCCGCGCCGGTGACCATTATCGTCGATACGCGGGAGCAGGAGCCCTACGGATTCAATCCCCAGCTGGTGACATCGGTGCGCCGGGCATTGCCGGCTGGGGACTACTCCGTGGCGGGATTGGAGCAGACGGTTGCCGTGGAGCGCAAGACCCTCGACGACTTCGTCGGAACCGTCATCCGGGCGCGTGGACGGTTCTATCGCGAACTCCGCCGTCTCGGGGGCTACGCGCGGGCGTGCGTCGTCGTCGAGGCGGACCTGGCGGATGTGCTTGCCGGGCGCTATCGCGGCGACGCGCACCCCCAGTCGGTTCTCGGCAGTGCGCTGTCGATTGCAGTCGACTTCGGCATTCCGGTCTTCTTCTGCTCCAACCGGCAAATCGCCTGCCGGTTCGTTGAGGGCTACCTGTTGCGCGCCGCAGACAGGAGGACGCATTGGCAAAACCTGCCGTGAATCAGGAATCATCGACAGTTCGTGGCGTCGTTCAGGCGATCTTCCACGCCGGGGCCAACTTCTCCGCTGGACGGCTCCGGACTGACGACGGGGAGTCCGTCCGCTTCGCCGGAAAGGTGTTTGTTCGGGAGAACGATCCCGTCTCACTCCGCGGGCGATGGGAGGATCATCCGAAGTACGGTCGGCAGTTCTCGGTTGACTGGCTGGACGCGCAGGTTGAACTTGATCCAGCCGGCCTCGCCAACTACTTGGCGAATCATCCCGACATCACGGGAATCGGGCCAGTAAAGGCCAAACTCATCGCGGATGCCTTCGGCCGCAAGTTCGACGAGATAATCCGCCACACCCCGAGGGCAGTGGCGACCGTCGCGAAGGTCCCCATGGATGCGGTTCAGAACCTCCAGAGGATCTGGATCGAGACCAGCGGTGTGAACGCCGCCATGACCTACCTCGCGTCGTATGGACTGACTCACTTTCAGGTCACCACGCTGGTGGAGAAGTTCGAGAACCACGTGGTGCCCATGCTGCAGGAGGATCCTTACATCCTAATCAGTGAGGTGCCGGGCTTCGGCTTCAAGCGGGTCGACAAGATCGCCCGCCGTCTGGGCACGCCAAAGGAACTCCCTTCACGGCTGCAGGCAGGGATCCGATTCACAATCCAGTCTGCGCTGGACGATGGGGACTGCTGGGTCGAGTACGAGGATCTGCTCGATAGAGCCAACGCGCTGCTGGTGCTGGACAACCTCGACAGCCGGGAACTCATCGAGCGTCAACTTGAGGTTCTGATCGGCGCGAAGCAACTTGTGTGCTGCCCGTATGACCGACTAGTTGTGGCGGATCCGATGATCCACGAGATGGAGGAGTTCCTTGCCGGCGTGTTCCGCAAGGCGTGGGCGCGGAATCCCAACGGAACAGATGTTATCCCCGGGCATGTCTACTTCAACGGACCCCTGAACGAAGATCAGCGGGCCGCCGCCACGAACGCATTCAAGTTCTCTATCTCACTCATGACCGGCGGCGCGGGCAGTGGCAAGACGTTTACGATCGACTCTCTAATCGCCGCGTGCGAGGACCTGGGACTCAGCTACGAATTGGCGGCGCCAACCGGCAAGGCGGCGAAGCGCCTCGAGCAATCGGTGAAGCGACCAGCAAAGACCGTGCACCGGCTTCTGGTTTTCAACGGCCACACGTTCGCGAAGGGCCCCGACGACAAGCTCGAAGCGGATTTCCTTGTTGTCGACGAAGTATCGATGGTGGATGTCCCCCTGATGTACCGCCTGTTTCGGGCGCTCGATCTGAACCGTACCGCCGTGCTGCTCGTCGGCGACCACAACCAGTTGCCGCCGGTTGGGCCGGGCAACGTGCTTCGGGACCTCGTCCAGTCCAACGCCATTCCCACCACTGTTCTGAGGAAGATCATCCGGCAAGCCGGTGTCCTGAAGGAAAACTCCACCGCAATCCTCGACGGTGAAGTCCGGCCCACCTGTGACGAGAAGGTCGACGGCTACCGCCCGTGGTACGTCGTCAACAACTTCACGGACCGTGAGCACGTGCGGTTATTCCTGGAGAAGTTGTTCCACGAAGTGCTCGCCGAACGCCTTGGCTTTGACCTGCTCCAGGATGTGCAGGTGTTGACGCCCATCCACAAAGGGCCTCTCGGCACTGTCGAGATCAACATCATCCTGCAGCGGCTAATCCAGAAGAAGCTCTTCGGCGTCGACGCGCCCGACGTGGAACCCGGGCGGCGGCCGGAGTTTCTGCCTGGCGACAAGGTGATCCAGACCAAGAACGACTACGACCTCGGCGTGATGAACGGCGCAGTCGGGTACATCGTAGCGAACCACCCCAAAGACGGCATGACGGTAGATTTCGAAGGCCATCTGGTCGAGATCCCGAGGGACAGCGCCAAGGAGTACAACATTCAGCTCGCCTACGCGACCTCGATCCACAAGATGCAAGGCTCCGAGTTTCCGTGCGCCATCGTGATCACGCACAAGTCGCACTCCTTCATGCACCACCGGAATTTGCTCTACACGGCGGTGACGCGGGCACAGAAGTCGGTCATCATGCTCGGCGACCACTGGGGCATTGAGAACTGCGCGAAGAAGCAGCAGGTCGACAAACGGAACACGTTCCTTTCTTTCCTTCTGCACGACGCGCGGAGGCAGGAATGAAGGCTGCGGATTTCAATTCCTCCGAGGTCGCGAGCTATTACCGGACTCGATTCCCGGACCTGAAGCAGGCGGGACCGGAGTGGCGCGGGCCATGCCCCGTTCATCAAGGTGACGACGCGAACTTCGCGGTGAACCCTGAGAACGGGCTGGCCTACTGCCACTCGCAGTGTGGCCGGGGCTGGAGCATCCTGCAGCTGGAACAGGAGGTATCCGGGCGCCCCTGGAAAGAGTGCCGTCAGGAGATCAACTCCATCGTGGGGCGGCCGATCCGCGGGCCAGCGAAGTTGAGAGAGGTCGCCACCTACGACTACACCGATGCAACCGGTGAGTTCCTGTTCCAGGTCGTGCGATACGAGCCGAAGACTTTTCGCCAGCGGCGGCGTGTCGTCAAGATGGACGGAACCAGTGCCGGGATCTCTTGGGAATACAACATCAAGGGCATCAGCCGGGTGTTGTATCGCTTGCCCAAGGTGGCGGCCGCCGACCAGGTGCTGGTCGTCGAGGGTGAGAAGGATGTCGAGAGCCTGGAGCAGCTCGGGTTCGTCGCTACCTGCAATCCGGGAGGGGCATGCAACCACGCTGGCAAGTGGCTCAAGAACTACACGGAGAGCCTTGAGGGCAAGCGCGTTGCCATCCTTCCGGACAATGACACGCCCGGGCAGAAGCACGCCGATATCGTCGTCCAGGCAATCCGCCATCGCGTCAAAGAACTGCGGATCGTACGAGTCCCTGTCGGCAAGGACGCGTCAGATTGGATTGCAGGCGGCGGCACGCGGGAAGCAATCGGAGAGGCGATCTTGCAGGCCGCAGTCATCGCCGGCTGGGAAGTAGCGAATGACGGCAGCACCGCGAGCACGCCGCCGGGATCGAGTCCAAGTCCGGCAGTGCCGGCCATCCCTCAGGTCCAGGTCAACGATCGCCCGTTTCGAACAATTTGCCAGGACGGGTTCGACGCGCTGAAATCATCCAATACCCCACCGCAGCTATTCGTCCGTGCCTGCCGCATCGCGTGCATTGAAGCCACCGAACTGGGGCGGCCCTTCATCGCCGACTGTGACGAGACAAAGCTTCGCCATTATCTGGCACAGGCTGCCGATTTCTATGAACTGTCCGCACGCGGTGTCCGCAAAGAGGTCCCTCCTCCGTTGGACGTCGCCAAGAACATCCAGGCACGGAACCCCGCCAGTTGGGGATTCCCTGTGCTCGAGGCCGTCGTTGAAGCGCCAACGCTGCGTCCTGACGGCACGGTACTCGCGCAGCCCGGATACGATGCGGCCAGCCGCTTGTATCTCGTGCCGTCCCCCGGGCTGGAGGACATCGACGTACCCGAGCAACCCTGCAGGGACCACGTGGAAGTCGCCCTCGACGTCATCCGCGACGCCATCGGCGACTTTCCCTTCGTCGATCAATCGAGCTATGCAAACGCCGTCGGCGCGATGGTGACGTCGGTCTGCCGCCACATCATCAGTGGGCCCGTACCGCTGGCTCTGTTCGACGCGACGACCCAGGGGACGGGCAAGACGCTGCTGGCCGAGGTGATCGCCATTATCCTGACCGGGCGCGCCGCGGAGCTGAGTTCGGCCCCGAACGATCCCGAGGAGTGGCGCAAGCAACTCACCAGCATCCTGATCGAGGCGCCGCCACTGGTGATCCTCGACAACGTGACCACAACCCTGGATTCGGGCGACCTGGCCAAGGTGATCACTGGCGAAATGCATCGGGATCGCGTGCTCGGCAAGTCGCAGACCGTCTCCGTGCCAGTGCGATGCTCCTGGATCGCCACTGGCAACAACCTGCAACTCGGCGGTGATATGGCCCGGCGGTGCTACTGGATTCGGATGGACGCCGGCTGCTCCGATCCCTTCCGGCGCACTGGATTCAAGCACGATCGTCTGAAGGATTACCTCCTCGAACACCGGCGGGATCTGCTCATCGCCATGCTGACGCTGGCGCGGGCATGGTTTGCAGCGGGACAGCCCAAGTCCGCCGTTCCACCCGTCGGCAGTTTCGAGCGATGGACCGAGGTGGTTGCCGGCATCCTCGAATACGCCAGGGTCGAAGGCTTCCTGGCCAACAGCGAACGGCTGTTTGAGCAATCCGATATTGAACGAACCGACTGGGAGACCTTCCTCGAGGCAATCGAGGATGCGTTCCAGGGGGCGGCCTTCACCATCGCCGAGCTTTGGGAACGGCTCAACGAGAAAACCTACGAGGAACTGGTCCGGCAGTCCGTCATCACGGACCGCGCCGAGGAACTGCGCAACGCGCTTCCCATCGACTTGACCCGCTGGATGGATCGCGAGGGGCAGTTCAAGCAGCGGCTCGGCGTTGCCTTCAACTCGCGCCGGGGACGTCGGTTTGGAAAACGTCAGATGCGCGTCGAGCGGTCCAGTGGGGATGCCCACGGGAAGGTCGCGCGATGGAAAGTGGTGGCCGATGCGTAGCCTGAGTCCCCGCCGGTCCCCGCACTTTTGCGGGGACTCCGGAATCGAGTCCCCGCAGGTTAAGTGTTTGGTGCTGATGCGGTTACGGAGTTTTGCGGGGACTTGCGGGGACTCTTTTCTCCCCTCGCGCATATGGGAATTACACCCATCACATTGTGCATCGCGCGTGTTACGCGCACAGACGTATAGGCGGGCACCCTATAAAGGTCCCCGCAAGTCCCCGCAAGTAGCGGTAACCCAATGATCCAGATGACGTTAGCTTGCGGGGACTCGTCGAAATCAGTCCCCGCAGAGTCCCCGCAAGTCCCCGCAGATTGTAGGGCTCTTGGGACATTGTGGGTGTCGACGGACCTGAGGGTTTGGCTACCGTCCGATCCCAGCTTCATCGCGCGTGACTGCCAGATCAACGACCGCTGTTACCGGCGGATCGATCCGGACTACTTCGCCTGGCTAAGGCTCCGGGTGCATGCCGTAAAGAATGCTGTCGATGCCGATCGCGTCTCCAAGGACTCCTTCGACGAGTTGCGATTGCGGTTCAACGCCATGCAGGAGCAGGCAATCGCGATCTTCGGCCCTGAAACGCTGCTCGATGCAATCCGCCGTCTCGATCTCGACGGATATCGCCCACCGCTGCCCGAGGAATGGGAGCCGACAAGGACTCCGGCTGTGCCCGTTCAACGCCGCGTTGAATCCGAACGCCTGGCGCGTGCCCGGGTGCTGGTTGATGCGATTCGAGACCAAGCTCTCGCGCTTGACTGGTCGGAGAGCCGGTTGTACGCGTGTGATGGATACGGCCACCATCCCATCCGGGCTGACTATGGGCTCGTCTGCTACATCGGTGCCGATCAGCGGATTGGCGAGGTCACCCGGCAGTCCATCGAGTTGATCGGTCCGCCTCCGAGGGAAACGCGCACGCACTTCTACAACCCCGACGTCGAGCAGCCGTGGATCAGGAGATCAACTTCGGGGTAGAAGTCACGCTTCCAGTGCAGTAATGACTTGTTTAATAACCGCTCGCCTATGGCGCTCGGTTTGCCACTGCCGATGATACAGGTCAGCCAACACCGCGAAAGTCTTCAAATTCGTCGATGTCGCGCGCTTTTGCGTCTCCTCGAAAGTCGCTCGACGCATATCACCAGAGTCTCGTTCGCCGATTGCGAGGCGTAAGACTCGTGCGGTCTCCAGTCGTTGTTCTCGAGGAACCTGATTGCGTTCAACGAATTCCTTCACCTTCATCAAGTCTTCGACACTGGCACGCAAACTCGCATCTTGGTCCATGTACCAATCGACAAAGTGTTCAGCTTCGAAAGCCTGAAGGCAACAGCGATCGAGTTCTGCAGCGAGTGCTGAGTCTCCGGATCCAGCGACATTCTCAAGCATCCAGAGGGCGTGGGGGAGCGTATCGGCTGTTGTCAGATTTAGCTGCACCATCTCTCGGCCGATTCGATCAACTACCCGACGATTCATTTTCATTTCATCGTGAGGAACGCCCATAGCTGGACCATCCAAGAGCGTCAGGTATTCCAACTCAGAATCCTTGCGTCGCACAACCCGGACTGCGGAATCGGTCACATTCGACAGAGCGACAGAATCGATTAACGCCCCCGGAACGACCTTGTTAGGTTCAACACCCGGCAACAGGTCAACACCCACTGATCGATATGCATCCACGACAAGCTGCGAACAGAACAAAGCGGATCCCGAATCCGGTCCCTTGACCGGCAGCGGAGACGCAAGGGCTCCTTTCACCGAGTACGCGCGACCGTAGAACGACTCGGCATAATCGGCGACACTCAGCCCAAACGAATCGACATGACTGATGCCTGGCTTCAAACGCAAGACAGCCAGCGACTCGATGGTAGGAGAACACGTCATGCTAACCAGCGCCCGAGTAATTCCCGTCGGCTGGGCCTCGATCAACATATCCGGTCGGGTACAGATGGCCGCATGGCTGAAAGGAGACCTTGTCACGGTACGAATAGTCCAGCTGGTCCAGCGGTCGCCGGTGGTAAGGACGATATCACCTTCAAACACCTTGCCCGGATCGAGCACATAGAGCGCGTCATCGTTTTCGATTAAAGTCATTCGGTTCATTCTCGCAATAGGACGGCTTTCGAATCCAGCCACCAGAAACCAGTTGGAGAGGTTTACGCTTTTCGTGTTCCTCGCGTATATTTACATTGAAGGCGCAGTTCGACAGGCGAGCGCTGGGCGCACCCTCCAAAGGACTTCCCCACAAGTAGCATCGAGAGACGGGACTCTCATAAAACTCCTTCCCTTCCTTGACGTACCCGAAGTGTGCCCAAATGCAGCGTGACGAGCAAATCCCCTACTACGCCCCCGATGGAAGGTCGCTGGGCTTCCGCTCAGTCGATGCGGCAAAGCGCCTGATCGAAGGCGGCTTCGTGAAGCCATCGTTCGGACGCAAGGGTCATCTGAAGGCCATCTGGCTGCAGCGGGAGGACGGTAGCAGCCCGGTTGAAACGCATGCCCGCGCCGGCACACGGTACAGCTTCATCGAAAACCTCGATGCCGGCCGTTGCTGGAAACTCCGCCGGTTGGATCGTCGCGACGAGCACGGCGTGTTCGTGAGCACTCGCGGCGTGTTCCTCCAGGTCGTGACGGACTGCCTCACGTCATGAAATGGCGGCGGGCGAAGAACGCCGGGCGGTTCATCGCATGGCGGCGAGGGGCGTTCCGAGTTGCGAAAGTGACCGTACCTTCCACAGGCAATCAGCGGTCCATTGATCCCCCGTTGGGTCCTCCCTCGCCGAGAACAGCGGCGGGTAGAAGGATGGCACGCTTTGGCCACTGAAACGCGAAAAATAGTGGTCCACAGTGGTCAACGCAGGTCAACAGGAGCAGCGTGAGCCAGACACCGGGCCTGATGACCCAGGCCGAGTACGCCCGCCACCGGAACGTCAACCGCTCCTACATTAACCGGTTGGCAAAGCGCGGCATCCTCGTGCTGCGCGGGCGGCTGGTCGACGTGGCTGCCAGCGACGCGGTGCTCGACGACAAGCCGATCGATGTCGAGCCACACGAGTCGGCGCCAGGACCGCAATCGCGGCCGGCCCAGGAATCGCTTGGCGGCCCGGCTGGTTCGAGTTTCGCTCAGGCACGCACCGCCGAGATGGTGTTCCGTGCGCGGCTGCGGAAGCTGGAGTTCGAGACCAAAAGCGGGAAGTTCCTGCCGTCCGATGACGTCAAGGTGAAGTGGTACACGATGGCGCGGCAGATCCGGGACAAGCTGCTGGCGTTGCCGGCGAAGTTGGCTCCGCAGTTGGCGGCGCTGAGTGAGGCGCGGGAGATTCGCGATCTGCTCGATGCTGAGATCGTCGCGATTCTGAAGTCGCTTCAAGAGGAGATCCGTTATCAGCGTTCTTGAAGAATGCGTCGATCAGCTGGTCGCCGCCTTCGAGCCTCCTCCTCGGCAGACCGTCTCGGAGTGGGCAGATCGGAACCGCCGCTTGTCGCCGGAGGCCTCGGCCGAGGCCGGTGAGTGGCGGACCGACCGGGCGCCCTACCAGAAGGCGCTCCTCGACGCGCTGACTCCGAACAGCCCGTACGAGCGGGTCGTGTTCATGTCGTCGAGCCAGGTCGGCAAGACCGAGTGCCTCAACTCGTTCGTCGGCTACGTGATCGATCAGGATCCGGGCCCAGTGCTGGTGGTGCAGCCGCGCGTGGAAGACGGCGAGTCCTGGAGCAAGGACCGCCTGGCTCCGATGCTGCGGGACACGCCGTGCCTGCGTGGAAAGGTGGCAGACGTCCGCAGCCGGGACTCGAACAACCGGATCCTGCACAAGCGGTTTCAGGGCGGCAGCATCACGATCGCTGGAGCGAACAGCCCGGCAGGACTGGCGATGCGGCCGATCCGGTACGTGCTGCTCGACGAGGTGGATCGGTACCCGCCGTCAGCGGGAACCGAAGGCGATCCGATCAGCCTGGCGGTCAAGCGTTCGACGACTTGGTGGAACCGGAAGATCCTGTTGGTCTCGACGCCGACCGTCAAGGGCGCCAGCCGGATCGAGTCCTGGTGGCTGCGCAGCAACCAGTCGAGTTACTGGGTTCCGTGCCCGGAGTGCCATGGCTTCCAGGTGTTGGTCTGGCCGAACCTGATCTGGCCGAAGGACCACCCGGAAGAGGCGAAGTATCGATGCGTGCATTGCGAGCGGCTGTTTGAGTCGTACCGCAAGCCGTGGATGTTGGCGCACGGCGAATGGCGCTCGGCGAATCCGAAGTCGAAGATCGCCGGCTTCTGGATCAACCAGTTGTACTCGGCCTGGAAGGAATGGCCGGAGACAGCGATCGAGGGAGTGGAGGCTCGGCACGGTGGTCCGGAGACCTGGCGCGCGTTCATCAACACCGCGCTCGGCGAACTGTGGGACGACGAGGCGGAGACGAGCGTCGACATCGCGACGCTCCTGGCGCGGCGAGAGGATTACGGGCCGCGGCTCCCCGCGGGCGTTTGCCTGCTGACCGCTGGCGTGGACGTGCAGGTCGATCGCGCCGAGGTGGAATTGGTTGGCTGGGGCAAGGGTGAAGAGTCGTGGTCGGTTGAGTACCGGGTGTTTCCGGGCGACCCGAGCGCACCGGAGTTGTGGCGGGCGCTGGATGAGTATCTCGGTCGGCAGTGGTTGCACGAGTATGGCATCTTGCTTCCAATCGCGGCTGCCGGGATCGACTCGGGCTTCCACACCCAGCAGGTTTATGACTTCTGCCGTGTCCGGTATCACCGGCGAATCTTCGCGCTGAAGGGTAAGGCCGGGCATCTCCCCGTGTGGCCGAAGAAGCCGACGCGGAACACGATCAACCGGACGCCCATGTGGATCGTCGGCGTCGATAGCGCCAAGAGCGTCATCTACGGGCGCCTGAAGATCGAGCAGCCGTCGACGGGCTACTGCCACTTCCCGGCGGAGCGCACGCGCGAGTGGTTTGAACAACTGCTCTCCGAAACGCTCGTGACCTCATATTCGCGAGGCGTGCCAGTGCGTGAGTGGAGGCCGAAGAAAGGTGTGCGGACGGAAGTGTTGGACGCGCGGGTGTATGCCTACGCCGCGCTCTGCGGGTTGGTCTCGATGGGGCTGCGCGTGGACATGGAAGCGGAGCGCGTCGCGGCACTGCGCCCGACAGGCGACGCCGGCGTGCGCGCCGAAGGCGGCAATCGCGGATCCGGCCGGACAGTCTTGAGAAGCCGGTGGCTCGATTCCGGGCGCCCGGGTTTGTGAGCGGAGGTTCTTTGTGGCTGATTCAGCATCGTTGCAGGCGCGGTCGTTTGGAAAGATCGCGGTGCCAACTCCCGGCACCCCGGTACGCTTGACGTCGGACCAGGCGCTGCGCGTGAGCCGCCTGCGATTCGCTCCACTGATTGGCGAAGTCGGGCGCGTCTTCGTGGGCGTGGCCGGCATGAACAGGGCCAACGGAACCGGCGTCATCAAGGAGTTCTGGCCAACTGGCGCAGGCGGCGGCGTCGCGGACGAGTTGGTCATCGACTCGCCTGCTGGCGAGCTGCGGCCCGCCGACTATTACATCGACGCCAACACGGCCGGCGAGGGTTTGATCGTTGCCTACTGGATCTGGGTCCCATCCTTCAACAGCTAATCCCGTGGCGCTTTCGATGGTGAACCGTATCGAGTTGTGGCCCGTGGAGCGGCTGGTCCCTTACGAACGGAACGCGCGGACGCACTCCGAGACGCAGGTTGCGCAGATCGCGGCGAGCATTGTGGAGTTCGGGTTCAACGCTCCGATCCTGGTGGATTCGAATGCCGGAATCATCGCCGGCCACGGGCGGCTGATGGCGGCTCGCAAGCTGGGCTTGGCTGAGGTCCCGGTCATCGTCCTAAACCATCTGAGCGAAACGCAGAAGCGCGCCTACATCATCGCGGACAACAAGCTCACAGAGTTGGGCGGCTGGGATGCGGAGGTGCTGAGCCTGGAACTGAAGGACCTGCAGGGCGCTGAGTTTGATCTTGATCTGCTCGGCTTCAGCGACCGGGAGATCGAGGCTCTGATCGGTGAGACAGCGCCGGACCAGGAGGCCAGAGACGCCGGCGAAGACGCGGTGCCAGAGGCGCCTGCCGAGCCCATCACGCGGCCCGGCGACATCTGGGTCATCGGGCGGCACCGACTCGTTTGCGGCGACTGCCGGGAACTCTCGACGGTGGCGCGACTGCTGGACGGGGCGAAGGCGAGCCTGGTGATCACCTCACCTCCGTATGCGACGCAGCGGGAGTACGACCCGGCGAGCGGTTTCAAACCAGTGGCGCCGGAGGACTACGTGGAGTGGTACCGCGCGGTGGCCGCGACCATAGCGGCCGTGCTTGCGCCAGATGGCTCCTACCTCCTGAACATCAAGGAGCACGCCGCGGATGGCGAACGCCACCTGTACGTGAAGGACTTGGTCATTGCCCACAAACGGCAGTGGGGCTGGCGGTTCGTGGATGAGTTCTGCTGGCGCAAGACCGACAACGGTGTGCCGGGTGGCTGGGGCAACCGC